CCGGCACATCAACATTGGCAGTTAGGTTATCAACCAAAGCCACATTAGTTGCATCATAACTAGCCCATGTTGTTTCACTAGGCAGGTCATTCCAAGTAATAGTTGCGCCAACATCAGACCACGATTGTAAAAAGGCCTCACTAAGAATGTTAAGGATACGTGTTCCGTCAAACTCTTTAGCATAGTTGCTACCGCCGACCAAGTGACGGTTGAGCTGCGACAAAGGGCCAACGGCTGTAATGGTGTAAATGGCTATTGAGCCATCTGATCCATAAGCCTGCAGGCTAATGTCAATATCAGAAATAATGCCAGCAAAGATTTCCTGTGTGCCTGATGTTCCCTTGTCAATTGAGATTGATACAGATTGACTCAAGGCAACTGACAAAGGCTCGCTGGCATCTGTCCAAAGGCTAATTGAGGCAAAGCCGGGCTGTGGCTGGGTGGTTACGTCATTGCGACCAGATCGGATTGAGATGCTTGAGATTGTCTGGTCAGCGTAGGTTGTAGCGCCTGCAAAGGTCACAGTCGGATACGGGTCGTAGGTTGTCACAATGTAGCCCCGACTAGATTTACTGCCCCTGTACGCCTTGAGGAGTCTTGTAATAGGCGTTCAATGCTACGGCGAGCAGACTCACCGTCAATGACACCGTTCATAATTATGGTCACGCCTTGGCCAGATCCATTGTCCGGGCGAATAGATCCCGAGCCACTAGGTACAAAAGTCTCTGGTCCAAACTCACCAACCCTAAAAGGTTTACCAGCCATTACTGACCCACCAGCTGCTCGACCACCTGCCAAGCGCATGTAATCGCCTAAACGACTAAATGGGTTCATAAAATCTTTAAGAGCATCTGGCACTTTGTCGTAAAACTTTTGATAATTGCGGTATGCCCCAGTAACACTGTCAATAGCACCAGCAAAGGTTTCCATGGCAGCTGCAAGTTTTTCTAAAGTAGATACACCAGTAGCTGCATCTGGGCTTGAAATTTCATCAAATAAGCGGCCAAAAGAATCTGCTACTGTTCGTAGGGAATAACCAAGGCTATATGCGCCATCGCCCTCAAAGTTTCCTGCAAGTTCTCTTGCACGATTACTTAATGACTGTGGATCTTCACCTGCAAAACCTTTAGCAACTTTGTCTACTGTTTCAAGTAAAGTGCCAAGTACACCAAGTAAAGGTGCGCCAGCAGACTCTTTGAGTTCGCCTAATCTTTGATTAACAATGTCTAACTTGCCTTGATAAGTGTCAGCATAGGTTGAAGCTTGTCCACCAAAGAGTCTAGACAATTCATCTGTTATGTCTTTGAAGTCACCAGATTTTAAGATGGCATCATCTAAAGGCACACCCATGCGCTTCAGTGCGCCCTCGTTACCGTCATAAGCCTTTGCCAAATTATCCGAGACAGTAGTTAAGTCTTTGCCAGTGCCTCGGCTGATGTCCATTGCAAGGTTTTGTAAGTCTTGCGCCTCTGTCACATTGCCGGTACTTCGAGTTAAACGCCCAAGTGAATCTCTTAGTTCTCCATCACTAAAGCCAGATGCAAATTGCATTCTCTCGATATAGTCATTTATAGATTTAAGAACAGTGTCATCTACAACGCCAGCAGTATCTTTAAGAGTTTCTTGAAATTTCTTTTGACTTACTTCGTCCTCGGCAGCTGCTTTTACAGCATCAATACCAATGGCAATAGACATAGCGCCAACTGCTGTTGCCACACCCAAAAAAGCTTTAGACATTTTTTTGGAATACCCAGCAACTTTGCTGTTTAAGGTTTTAGTGCCATTGTCGGCTTTGTCCATGCCATCAAGAAACTTTTGAACATCGGCAAGTAACGAAAGTTTGAGTGTACGTGTATCAGCCATCAGCTAGTCCTTGCCCAGTTGTCCATTACTTTATTTACGGTTGCAAACCATCTGCGCTTTATTTCAGGCTGCATTGCTTTAAGCGTTGGGAAAATCCAATAACCTGTGTTGCCTCTACCCTCTCGGGCTGTTCTTGGTGGGAAACGATACCCACCATTAGGAAATACATTTAAGTTTCCAAAGGCGTTACGATCTCCACCAAATTCATTACCGAATAGTAATTGCCCGGCATTAGCACCGCCAGAAACTCTACCCTTACCGCCACCAATGTAAACGGTTGGAATTCTATCTCGGGCAGGTCTTACAGTTTGAGCAACTATTGCAGCTTGTCTTGGATAAATTGGATGAGCAAAACCTGCCTGTTGAATACCTTGGGCAGTCCAAGCACTTAAAGAATAAACATCATTTTTTAATTGCAATTGCGCTTCTTTATCCATTGCGCTTAATGCTTTTAATAAACCACGATAATCAGAGATGTCAGGTCGTACAGTGATGGTCTGTCTAGTTTCAGCCATTGTGTCCATTCCTTTCTCTAATCATCGTTAGCGCTGTGTTTACATCTGCAAGTGTCCACTGATACAGATCAGACAAGGGAATACCGGTAGTGACCGCTATTCTGACAAGTCCGTCTGCAAGTTCTCTTTTGGGTTATCATCAACTAACTCAAACCCCTCAAACTCGTTTTCAACCCACACCCTTTGATTAGGTAATTGTGTTTTACCTTGTGCCTTTGCTGCTTTGTAAAGCATGCAAGTCAACACATCTAAAGAACCCTCGCTAATCTTTTGGACTGCTTGAGTAACTGTCAAACCGAGTTCGCGTTCGATCTCGATCCAAAGCCATGTGGATTCAGCATCTACTATGTAGTTGTTGCCCTGTTTTGTTTTAACTGTGTATTGCATAATGGTTGCCCTGTTCCTTTTCCTTAGGCTCTTGCGACTGTTCCATCCTCAACAACAAAGCTAAGGCTGGTAGTTAATACGTCAGTAGCTGCGCCACCGACTGTTGGAAATACTGGAAATACGTTGCCAGTAAATGTGTCACCGTTTACATCAAAACTAAATGCAAGTGATGTGTCTGGTGCGCTGTTTGCTGCATCCCATAGTGCAGAGATGATGCCAGCAGATGCTGAATCGTCTAGGTAAAGTTCCACGTTTAATGTGGCGGTCTTATCTACAGTCTTGTAAGCGCGACCCGATAGGACTTCTAGAACCTGCTGGTTGTTTTCGCGTTCCAATGTAACTGTGCTTGCCTGATCTGCGTATGACACCGAGTTGATGCTCAAGGTCAGATTCCGACCAGTTATGTATGTTGCTGGCATGACTTGCCTTTCTAGTTGGTTGTGACCATCTCGATGTTGAGTTGGCTGATTAGCATATCGGCGTTTCCGATTTGCTGGACTGTGGGTTGTGACCATCCACCCAAGAATGAGATGTTATTGGCTAGTAGATCCGTGACACTAAAAATCAAGGTTTCCAAGTTGGCCAAGGCCGCCTGGTTGTCAGCTGCGTTGACGATCACTGTGATGTCGAATCGCACATTGCATCGAGCGCCGCCAATGGCTGACACTGTGATGTAAGGCGATCCCGGAACAAGCACAATGGCAGGTGGCGTAATGTTTTCATTCGGGTATGAGTAAACTACGCGCCCGGCAGCTGCAAGAGTCGCGGCAAGTGTTGATCGGTATGTGGCGAGATTACCCAAGGTAACCCCTCGTATCTAGGTGCTTGCCTAGTAGGCCAGATACCCGAGTCAGCATTGAGCGACCCAATCGGTATGGCGCTGGAGATTGAAAGTCAACACCTTGTTGGCCAAGTGTGCCAGTGCGTGTGATCCAGATGTCGCAAGCAACGGCCATAGCCGCTTCGCGTACCTCTGGGGTTGTGTCGTAAAGAGCTGCTTGGCTGGTTAGCACTGCTCGCCCATTAGGAATAACTGATCGCTTTGTGATGTCGGCATTGGTGATTGCGGCTTCAAAGAATGTCACGCCGTACTCGTCATAACCGACTTTGGTCACTGTGCGCGATCCGTCAAAGGGTGCGCCACACTTGCTGACCGTTAATGCTTGGCCAACCACGAATGTATTGTCGTAGCAGTAAAAGCGAGCGACATTGCTTGTTAGCGATACGCCAGCAATAGACACATCGTCAAAGATTAAATAAGACAAGATTATGTTTTCGGCGCTGTCTGCTACCGCCTGCACAATAGGATCAGCGTAGATGTCGCCGATACCCAAAACGCTTTTC